CGGACGTAGTATTTGACATCCGTGACACGATGCTTTGCCTCACTCCCCTCAACGAAGTTGTGTGCCAGCCTGGCCTCCAGGCCCTCCAGCTTCTCTCGGAGTAGCTCGCACTTGGCCTCGACCTCGGAATACAGGGTGGCCCACCAGGCGTACTTCCCGGCCTGTTCCAATATCTCACGCTCCAAGTGGAACTTATCGACACGAAGCTCTCTCAAGAGGTCTGCTGTATGCACCCTCTTGGCGTCAAGCCTGACTACGATTGGGATAGAGTCTAGCATTGCATTCCGTTATATGAAACGCCGTCCTAGTTAAATTGCGGCGGTATGATGAACTCACCCGGCTTCTTGGCTACCAGCTCCACTGGATTTGCCAAGGACGCGCCCAGAGTGAAGTCCACGTCAAAGGGAACAGAACAGTACCAGCCGGTCATCTTGCGAAGGAACTCGCGGTCGGTCATGAACTTGTACTGCATCTCGATCACGTCCTGGAGTTCCTTGTGCCATATATCACCGATGATGGCGTCGTGGTTGATGATGACGATCTTACTCTTGAAGTGGTACTTCAGCATCCACTTCCTCAAGCGGTGGCCTGCTGTCCAAACTACATCACTCAAGTCCCCCTGGATGGGGGCATTGATACCCTCTCTGATTGCTTCGTTTCTTACCCCCGGCCTTTCGTCATCTATAGCAGGACGCAAGCGCCTATGCCTATTGAAGTGGGAGATAGCCACTCCTACCTTCGGCAGCCTCTCTGTCTCGGCTTCGATATAGGCAGCGACGCCATGGTAGTGCTCAAAGTAGCCAGCACGCAGCTTCTTGCCTTGCACCAACGTGAGACCTAAATCCGCGGACAGAGACTCATCCCCTCTGCCATAGATGATACCGAAGGAAACCGCGTTCTTAGCATTATTGCGCTGGTCTTTGGTGACGTCTTCATACTTCACTTCCCGGCCGAGCATGGCTGTGTAGCACTTGGCAGCGGCCATCCGGTGCGGATCTATACCGGAATTGAACTCGTGGACAAGATTCTTGTCCTGGGAGCGGTCGGCCATCAGCCTGAGCTCACCCTGCTTCTCGTCACCTTCCAACAAGAACCAACCGTCACCAGAGCTTACGAACTGGCTACGTAACACCGGCGCTATCTTCTGACGCTTAGGCAGGTTCTCGTGGTCTGGCTTAGAGCTGTTGACACGGCCCGTTTTCTGGCTGGCGGGGTTGAAGTCGCTATGACTGCGGCCATCCGAAAGTACCCAGCCGTGAATCGGCGCCACATACTTACTGAACGATGAAGACGACGATCGCCGTTCTACGAGCAGAGGCAGGAACTTGTCCTTCGGGTGCTTTGCTGCCAGCTTCTCCAGGACTTCACGCTCGGCGCTAGGCTTGTCCCCCTTCTTCGTAGCCCACAGAGGCTCATAGCCTAGCACATCAAATATGATCTCCCGCACGACGTCCGGCGAAGTGAACTTGCAAGGCTCGAAGTGGTTCTTCGTCAGCTCCAAGACGCGGGCCTTCACCTTCTCCGGAGCCAAAGGCCGCTTATAAGCAGACACCCGCTCGTACTCGGCCTCCATCAGCTTTCGATATCGCTGTTGCTCGTACTCCGCGACGGCGGGGAAGCGTCGGACTTGCTTGTCAAGGCCACGTATCTTCTCAGGGAACTCCTCCAAGAGTTCTGCGTTGCGCGCCAGGTCTATGCGAATGCCAGCGATCTCCAGCATGGCCGCAAGCCAGTTATTCCACATCTGTGGGAAGCGGAACGGCCTGTCGTACAATCCCTGCTCCTTCAGCTTAGGAAACAGATCGCCCTTGAGGACCCCCGTAACGTCGCAGTCCTCCATGTTGTAGGGGTACAGTATGCTACCAGGGACTAGGTTCATGTGCTCTTCAGGATGCACTCGCTGGTAGTCCCGCAATGGCAGTTCATACCCACCACGCTCCAGCTTCCACGCCCAATGCTTCAATGCATGGATGCCCTTACGCTCGTCCAGCACGTAGCTAGCCTGTCCCGTGTCGAACCAGTAGTTCTCCAGAAGGATTCCTTCCAGCACAAGCATATAGAGGTAGTCGAATTTCCCGAAGTGGAGGATGTACCTGATGGCCTTGTCTTCCCAAAGCTCCTTGATGGCTTCCAGCATCTCCTCCGAACGGACAGGTATCTTCTCCCCCACCCTAGCATGTACTGGAAGACAAGCAGCATGGTACGGTTCCCACGAGAAGCCGACACAGCCGACAGCGGGCTTGACATGTATGGCATACGGAGATAATGACGAGGACTCAATATCAGTCGCCAGCTCTTTCTGCTTCTTCAGGTGGTCAACAACCTCGTACAGTGTCCGCTTGTCCCGGACAACAATGTAGTGCTTCTTCTTCCCCGACTTGCCTTGCTTCAGTACTCCAGAAACATTGGACAGGGCTTGGCGCAGCATAGCCCTCTTTGTGTTGTCCCCCTCCTGCGTGCCACGCAAGGCATACGATGGATGAACACTGATGACGTAGTACCGACCGTTGGCCTGGAATACCTCCCCGTTCAGCTTGGTGACTCCACGAAGATGGCCCACGGCGTCTATAGCCGTATTGCCCAGAAGGGTGACCACTCGTGGGTTCAGGGCATGTATCTCTCGCAGCAGCTTAGGACGGCAGAACTCTACGCAGCGAGGCTGGAACTTGATATCGTTATTCGGTGGACGGCAGCGGACGCTGTTCGTGAAGGCGCACTTGTCCAATGGGATACCAGAAGATTCGATGTCTTCTCGGAGCAGTTCCCCGGAGTCACCGACGAAAGCCATATTCAGCGTATCTTCGTCAGCACCGGGTCCCTCCCCAACGAAGAGATATACGGGGCGCTCGGCACCCGTCACCGGCATGAAGGGACTTTTGCAAGTCTTGTACAAGCCGCAACGCTCGCACGCTTCATCCACTCGCATGGATACGCTCCAATGGCCGACTCATCCATTCAGAGACTGTGGCTGCCAGGCCCTCGCCGATGGAAACCTTTGGATGATATTTCAGAGCCTTGGCAGCAAAGGTCAGGCTGGCCGCGCCATACTGAACAGCGTTGCCCGCCGCAGGTATAGCTACGGCCACTGTAGTGCCCAGGAGCTTGGCGAGCTTCTGAACTACAGTCCTATCTGTGTACTGCTTACCGGAACCCACATTCACGATAGCTCCTGGCGGGCCTTTCATGGCCGCTATCGAAGCGTCAACGGCGTCCTGGATATACACGTAGTCCGCCGAGGGGTTCGCAGCGTCGATCGCCACAGGCAGCCTGGATTGTATCTGAGTTATCATCGTCGGGACAACCCCCGTCTTTTGCCCAGGACCATATAGGCAGAAATAGCGTAAGGTGACGGGTGAGAGGCCAGCGACCCCGAATCCTGTCCATTGTTGTACCCACTGCTCGGCCATGAGCTTAGTTATCCCAAACCACGAGACCGGGGCCAAGCGGTCGAACTCCACCCTCGGTAACTTGACCATATCCGGTCTACGCGGGGAGTAGACTTCGCTGGTGGATGCAAATATGAACTTCGGGCGGCCAACGCGGCATGCGGACAGGAGGTTGAACGTGTAATCCACATTCCTTGCTTTGTGGAGGGGGACGCCAGCCAGCCATGGGCTCTCATGGAAATGGAACACGTAGCCCACCCCCTCCACCAGCCCCCGAAGCTGTTCCACAGTAGCACCATCTGTATAGATTACCTTCTGAAATTTAGATACTGGGTAGACGGACCAGTCGGCTTCGGGTAAGTCGGCAGCGCGCACCCAGAAACCTCGCTTCACCAGCTCCATGACGACATTCCAGCCTAGGAAGCTAGTAGCACCCGTTACCAAGACGCGGGCCACATCTACACCTTTCGTCGGCTTTGGTTTCATATCTGGCGGACCTCCTCAAGCCACTTCTGCAATTCGTTGGGGTCTGCTTCACTGAGCAGAACGATAGTCTTGATGGCATAGACAGCAGCGTCTCCGAGCGTTTCCAGGATATTCTCGGACTGGCTGCCTGTGCCTTCCCCGGCTTTGAGCGCCGCAACGAGAACTTCCAGACGGTCGAACTTGCGGCGGATATTTTCGTATGCAGAATCCAGGCCGCGTCGCTGCCAAGACGCTTGGTAGTATCTCCCTTTCTTGGCTTCGATCAGGGCCAGGATACCACAGACCCTGGAAAAGCTGAAGTCGTCCTCGGACCTCAGTGTAGGGATGGCGGCAACGTCATACATCGCACAAGTGTAGCCGTCATGAAAAACCTCTTCCCACGCGGCGAGCCCTACACTCCGCACGCTGGCTCTCTGCTTTGCCAGTTCGTACAGTTCCTTGAATCTTTCAGGCGTTATTGCTCTCACGTTTGTTCCCCCTCTACTTTAGTCTTCTATAAGCTTAAACCTCCGGGACCACGGCTCAAGCTCAATATGAGCCTTTGGTAGCTTAGACAGGACCTCCTGGATACGAGAGTCGAACTCGACCAACCGCTCCACACTCATACCATTTGCTCCCCAATCCCCACCGACATCGAAGATCAGGAACTTGCTGCGGCTGACATATGGAAGCCAGTTGGTCAACGGCTCGTACATCCACCCTTCCACGAGGACTACTTTGTCGGCCCAGTCACACAGCAGGCGAAGCGTCTCTGTTGAGTTCTTCTCCAGGCTGGCCGACAGCGCGTCTACGCTGTACTTGTACTTCAGAAGAAACGACAGGCCCACGGAGCGGGAGTTGCCGCCACGACAGATGACCAGCACACGCGGCGAGTTCTCTGGCAGCAGCCTTAATTCATCGTACTGCTCCAGCCCTAGCGCCTCAAATATGAGATACCAAGGCGAGCCTGCGGCTGGCCTCTCCACACCCTCTTTCATACTCTTACCCATGGCGGCTCTGCTCCCTTTCCATGATAACCTTCAGCTCCGGCGTCAGAGGATTGCTAGGTGGCAGCCAATCCATTATAAGGGTAGTAAACGGCTCACCGACGCCCCGGATATGGCACACCAGGTCTTCTATCTGCGCTGGCGTCTTGGGAGCACACTCCTTGATGGACCTGTAGATCCAGATCATCAGGGGGATCGTGAACGTCCAATAGTTCACAGGGTGTTTGCACCCGAATGAATCGAAGTACCAACTCCAAGGGCGCACAGCTTTCGTGGACAGCACAGCCTCCACATTCTCCCTGGTACTGTCAAACACGCCGGGCGTCACAGTTTCAAACCCTGGATGGCAGAGCGCCCCGACAGCAGGGGTATCGCCCCTTGCGAAGTCTAAAGATAAGTCCTTTCGATGGGCAGCATCCGATACGGACTTCAGCGCGTCAGGGTACAAATCGTAATAGTAATGCAGGTTCTGGATGAAGTACGTGAGCGTGCCGATTCGGCAGTTCAGCCAGCCTGCTATGTAGGCGTGTATATGACTGAACTGAACCGCGTTGTAAGGTACGCCCCAGATGAGATCGTTGGAGCGTATGACCACCGTCATGTCCAGCTTGCCGTCACGGAGACTGAGATAGACGATCGAATTACAAGGATAATCCCGGTGCCCTGGCTCATTGTCCCTAGCAGGATCCCACAGCGACATGACCGCCTGCCGTGTAACTGGATCGGCTTCCAGTTTGTCAACGACTTCCTTGAACTGGTCAATAGGCACCTTGTCAAGATACCGGGGGTCCGCAGGATCGGACACGGTAGAAGGGAAATACAACCGAGGCCATGCCCGCAGCCTCTCCCCATAGGCACCATGGAATGTATGGCCATCGTCAGAGAATTGAGCGACCTTGGAGTTGAAGTACGCGAGCCACTTCACATCGTTGCGTCCTGAGAGTATCCACACCACTTCGGCCAGGGCGAAGAACGGATTGAACCTACGGCCCGGGATATGCATCCAGCAATAGCCGGGTTTCAGGTACTCAAATACGACGGGCGACCGCATCTCGCGGCATCCCTGACCGCGCACAGTGATGTCCCTACCCTCGAGTTTGATAGCCTGGAAAGACTGAAGGTACATGGCACCAAGGCCAGCACCGAAATAGTCTCGCATTGCATTGCCTCCAATTGAATTAAACGCTAGAATGACAGGGGAAGTTGACCAGCAGCAGATTCGTAGGGGTTGGTTGACTTGGGCTTGAACAGCATCCGAGCCTTGCCGACGCCATGGGTGATCTTCCACATCTTACAAAATTCACACAAACTGTGCTCGATGTTGCGCAGCGACAGCGGCTTCCCGTTGAGATATGGGAAGTCCAAGCTAAGACGCTGGAAGTGGTACTGTTGGCTATCCCGCAGTTCGTGGATCGCTGCCACAAGCTCGTCCTTCTTGCTACGCTCTGGGAATATCAGCTTGATGCCCACCTTGCAACCGGGGCCAGCATTCACGAAATCGTCCTCGGTGAACGGTATCAACTTGCCGTATGTGAGATCGACGGTGATCTCGTAGGCTATGAAGGGGCCGACGTATGGCACCAGTTGCAAAGCACGAAAGACCTGCTCCATGGTTTCAGCGGCTGCTATCTCCATCCACAGCTTGGGGACCAGCTTATGCAAGGCATCCAGCCCTTTCAGATACGCCGCGAGCTTGTCACCACCGAGCCGGTTGACAGGAACCGTCAGGTGAGCATTAGTAAACACATGACCATGGCGACGCTTGTACTCATACAGGTTGCTACGGAACATATCCTTGTCAGCTTCCCACTTGGAATACGACGGGATACCGACAGCCTCGAACGTCTCCACACGGTTTAGGACGCGGTACAACACCACCTGCCACAAGAGATTGTGTTGGCTGCCCGCTGCGAGTGCAGTAGGATTCAGGATATGGCTCATCAGCCAAGCTGTGCCACGATCCAGTTCACGGTAGACGTTCGTGAACTTGTAGTCCCGAAGCCAACGATTTGCTGTCCATGGTGGAGACAGTTTCAGAGCGAAGCGGCGGAACCAGACCATGTGCCGCTCGTAGACGAACTGGTAGAACTGGTCCAGGTGTTCCTGGATAAGTGGGACGATTGGCAGATGCAGCCAAGGTTTCCTGTCAATCAGCGTGGCCATCTTCGCACCCCAATCTTGAGACCCTCTTCCGCCAGTGCTTCCATCAGTTCATGCCTCAGTTCAGCACCGTAGTCACGGTACCACTTGGCTTGTGCCTCTACAATTTTTGGAGCTCTCCGCAGCATCCTCAGTGCAGACGCACTACCCCCGACAGCGAAATTGCTTACATCACCGTACCCCGCAGTATAGAACGTACGGATGCACGCACTGTCGAATATCACAGGCACGCCAGCCTGCACGCACTCATAGAAGCGTTGTGCCGGTGAACAGTAGAGCGTACTGGATTTCACATCTTCAAGATACAGCCCTAGATCAGCGTGCCTCAGTTCAGTGATGTCCTTCAATTGGGGCACAAGCGTCACACGAGGGTATTGCTCTAGGAACTTCCGCTGGCTACGCGAATGCGCGCTGACTGTGATGCTCGGCGTATCGAAGTACCTGGCAAACAGGGCCTCTCGGTCATCGCGCCATCGCCCATGATACAAGACGTCCCAATGCTTATGCTTTGATGGCTTAATCCCTTGAATCCAGGAAGCCTTGTTCCAATTGATATAACGCCCGCCCTCCACACAGTTCTTGGGCACTGTGCTCCAGACGGTATAGCTTGGGTTCAGCTTGAGAAGCCTTGGGTCCGGCTTGAATGCGTAGTCATTTTCCAGGTTGATGATCAAATCTGCCTTCTGGTACACCTGAAAGACGATGTCCCGATACGCACAGAACCGCAGCACTCCAAACTTCACAAATAGAACATCAAACTTAGTGTTGCGATTGGCGTGGCATGAATCCTCATCACACAAGAGTGGTATCCCAAGCGCGTCAGCTACAAATCTAGCGATACGTACCGTTGGAGCGCTGGACCAACGATTCGTGGGATTCACATGAAGCACGGCTGCTGTGACATTCATATCCTAGCAAACCTCGCAGGCAGAAGGTGGTCCCGCAATTCGGGCTTCCACGTGATCATCAGCTCTGGGAAGCTAGACCCGGACTTAGGCTTCGCTGGCCGTATCACACCCGGCCAGCGCTCTAGGATCTTCTTGCAGGCGTCCTGCTCAGCACCTTCATTGCGCCACAGATTGGCACCCCCGAGGTTGGCTCTGTGACGGAAGTCCTGTAGGATATAGTTGCAACGGACAACACGACCGAAAGCCACGAGGTGCTTCAACGTGTAGGCATAGTCCTCTTTGACGAGGATGTCGTCTTCAAAGAATATGCCGCAGGGCCTCACGACGGAGAAGTCTCCCAGAACCAGGCGATTGTAGCTAATGAGCTGCGCCGAAGGCTGTGGGGGCAGCTTGCTACCAGTCCTAAGACCGATAGCCATGTAGGGGTTGCTTGTAGAGTTCCCTCCTCCCAGATATACCCCTCCCACAGCCTCCATCGCCGACTTGATGAGGATGGCCGTTGTCAAGGCCGTCAAGTTGACCATACGCTCTGTCGCTATGCTAAAGCGACGGCAGTCATCAGAGCACTGAACACACGTGAAGCCGTACTTCCACGCGTCTTCCAACGCTGTGTTCCTACTATCCGGCAGGTTTCCGGCTGCCACCACACGCTCAGCTCCATGACGGCGATAGCTGCTGGACTCACCTTCCCCAACATACCATGTGGCCTCACAGCCGAGATACCCTTCAACCTCTTTGACGCTATCCGGGCGTCCATGGCTGAGCACTGCCATGTAAATCTTCAGGTCGGGGTGCTTCATCAGCTCTCCTCCCATTCTCTAAGAACCGGGAGGGTGTACGTTCCACCAGACAGCGCCCGCTTGATCGTTCTCAACGTGCCATCATCCGGCTCCGGAAGCTTCGCCTTACCAAACTTGTCGGGCAATAGGCCCACACGGTAGCTACGAGCGTCGCAACCGTTACAGGGACCGAAGTCGCGCTGGCCGTGGTACAGCTTCAATCTCGCAGCATTGAACGCGCTGTGCTGCCAAAGCTCCTCGACCGGAGTCTGTAACACATTGCCTATCTTGTACCAACCTCGCCAGTCATTGCAGCACAGAGCCACATTGCCGTCCCACCGAATCGCTAGCTCCCTGAATGGTTTCGCACAACGGGTCGTGGGAGGCTTCGTCAGAGGTGGCTTGGCCAAACCCGCTGAGTTATGTACCTGCGAGTGTGTGCCGATCTTTGCGACCGTGGGGTCGGCCAGGAATATCAGCTTCTTGTTTTTGCCACGTCGATGGGGATTGCCCTCTGGGTCCCGGGGGTAGTCATAGATGAAAACGCCAACCTCACTAAAGTCTACCGGGTGTTCCGAGGCCCTAGAGCGTATCCGCGCACACATCTTAGCGTGCCTATAGTCCTCTATTGCCAGGTTATCCAGCCCAGCAGCAAAAGCATCGAACAGACGGGAAATGGTGTTACTGGCGAAGCCTGTCCCATTGGACTCCAAGAGCATCAGACTACCCGGAAGACGCCTGCGGAATATGTAGATGATCTCGCAGCAGTTTGGATTGATGGTAGGTTCACCATGCATCCCGAACTCTATGCGCGGCGTCCAACCGGCGTCACCAATCCCATCCGCGATACGTCTGGCATTCTCGACAGTTAAGAACTTGTAAATGCTTTGAGAGGTTCGTATACTAGATATAGCACAGAAAGGGCACCGCAGATTGCACCCCTCGGTCAGTTCAATCTGCACTGCAAAAGGCGGAGGCTGCTCTATTGGGTATCTCATGGCAGTTCCTTGAGGGAGGTACGGAGGGGCTGCTGTAAAAGCCCCTCCGTCTCGTGCCACTTGGGGTTCGGTCGGCTAGTCTTCGTCCTCGGATTCAGATCGCTGCTCTCTGCGGATGGCCTTGAAGGCGATGGCCAGGGCCTTGCCTAGGAGCTTGTAGTTGCCCTTGAACACGTACTCGCGGACGTTGTTCGTTTTGCCCCAATCCGAGAGTTCCAGGCCGAGCTTCTTCGGCGAGGTGCTGGTGATGAGCCTGACGTTCGGCTCGTCGGTGCCCGCCTTGTTGATGAAGGCCGCTTTCTTGCCGCCAATGGTAACGTACAACGCTGAGGAAGAAACCATGTTCAGCTTGCCCTTGACGGCCTTGTAGTTAGAACGCGCGAGCGCACTCTTGAGCACGTCACCCATCCCGCTACTGCTGGCCTTCTTCGGGGCTTCTTCCTCGTCGTCTTCCTCACGGTGCTTCTTGACTTTCTCCTCCCTTTCGGGCTTCTCGGCTTTCTTGACTTTCTTCACCTTGTCTCCCTTCTTGCCGGCCGACTCCTCGGCTTTCTTGCGGCCAGCAGCCATCAGCTTTTTGCAGTGCGGTGACTCGGTGCATTTCTTGCACTCTGTCACATCGGGGTCATAGAACTGCCCGAAGCAGTCTTCCATGCCCTTGGGGACGGGGATCGAGGGGGCACGAGGCGTGTGGCCGGTCTCCTCTTCCTCCTCTTCCTCCTCTTCCTCCTCTTCTTCCTCTTCATCTTCGTCCTTGGCCTTCTTCTTTTTCTTCTTGGGGGCTTCTTCCTCTTCGTCTTCTTCCTCCTCTTCCTCCTCTTCCTCCTCTTCCTCCTCTTCGTCGTCGTCGTCCTTGGCCTTTTTCTTCTTCTTGGGGGCTTCCTCTTCTTCCTCCTCTTCGTCGGAATCGGCGTCGTCGGAGTCTTCGCCCTCGTCCTCTTCCTCGGAGTCAGAGTCGGACTCATCGTCGCCGTTGTCATCGTCATCGTCGTCCCGGGGCTTCTTGGACTTTGGCGACTTGGCGGCTGGCTTCTTTTTCTTCCGAGGAGTTTCTTCCTCCTCGTCGTCTTCATCGTCTGACGAGGCCCTGCCCTTGGCCGTCTTGTTGGCCTTCTTCTTCTTCTTACTGATCATAAGCGTCAACGCTCCTTTTGCTGTTGGTTTGACTGTTTAAGTTCCCTCAGCAACTTCCGGCCTAGGACCGGCGGTATGCCAAGGACCGTCTGCACATGCTTGGGCCGAATGCGAAACTTCTTGAACCCTGTCACCTTGATACCCAAGCCTGCGAGCTTATTCTTGCGACAGAAGTCTCGCCAGGCAGCTTGGGTAACAGCCTCGTTGGGCTGAGTGAATAAGCGTAGGAACTTGAAGGCCAATGGTGATACACGATGTTTCAGTTCACTAATGCGGGAACGCAAGTTATCGCTGGGGAGGAAGCGCTCATCGACAAGCGTCTCAGGTATCTCAACCGTCACGCCGTCACGGGCCTGACGATGAGAGAAACGGCTAAGGTCCTTGAGGCGGTTGTACCATGAACGCTTGAAGAAGCGCGCGAAGCCAGTACGATACGGCGGGAAACGCTGGCAGCAGCGGACCAGGACCAGGTAGCCTTCGGCCTGGATATCCTGGGGCATCAGATGATGGTGGCCCAACACCTGATACTTCCTCGCCGTCCAGCGTATCAGCTTGTCGAACCGTCGCAGAGCTACACCGTAATCGTACATCAGCGTCCTAACCTCTTTGGTTTAGGTTTCTTCTGACCCCACCCTTTGGCTTTGCTTTCGGCGTCCACCCTCTTCAGGATCTCGTCTACCTTGGCCCGGAATTGCTTCGCCTCTTTGGGCGATTCCTTGACGTATGTGCGGCGGAATATCTGCTCCTCATATTCCACCAGCTTCACACGCCCTCCTGCTGGCAGAATGCGCTTTTCGGAAGCCTTGGCCTCTGGCAGACCATACACCTTCGCTAACTTCCGGCTGGCTTCTTGGAAACGGTCAGGGTAGCTTTCACTTCCGATGGCGCACCCACAGCGATTACATATAACGTCATGCGGTCCCTTTACAGTCAGTTTACCACTAGGGCAATGACAATGAAACGTCGGCGTCAGCCTGGCATAGCGGAACGGGCGCGGCCAGCGTTTGCAAGTTCTTGGACGGCGCAAAGCGATATGCGCCAGAGACCACTCTTCCCGCTCGTAGCCACGGTTCAGATTCCAAACGTCTATCCAAGGCCGAGCATCGCGCTCGCCATTTCCGAAGTGTAGACTGCGTATCTCACCAGAGTGCCCCGAGACGTCATATGCAACTATGCGACCAGGGTATAGCTCGGCTCGCCAAGCCCTCTCCAGATTCTCGTCCATGTCGTCTCCATGTCGTCTTTAGCTCCACTTGAGACCACTTCCAAAGTATTTCCTTGATCCGAGCGCAGATAGCAGCTCCTTGACCGACACGCGCACCCCGTCGAGCGACTGTGTCGTAAGCTAGGATCGTGGCCTCGATTACCATGACAGATGCCTCGCAGACCCCAGGCAGACGTAGAAGACGACACCAGCGTGGACGGGCGCTGGGTGGAGGCTAACGTCTGTCCTGAGGTCTGCGCGGCACCTGCCGGGGGCCAGGATACCGCGCCTGTAACTGTCAGTCGGCGGACGGCCACAAGATACGTGGCCGTGCTATAGCGTGACGTTACAGAACCTCGTGGTCACTTGGCCGTTTTCTTGGCCTTCTTTTTCTTCGGGGCGACGGCGGGCAGGACGGCGCAGAAGTCCTTCAGTTCCTTGCAGACCCGGAACTTCAGTTTGTTGGAGGCCGGTCGCGCCTTAAACACCATCGGCTCCCCACTGAACGGGCTGACGCCCTTGCGCTTCTCCCGAGGCGGACTGTACTTGAGGGCCAGGATGCCAAGGCCAGGGATGCGGACACGGCGCTCTTCCTTCAGTTGATCGCAGATGTACGCTTGGAGATTGTCCAGGACGGACTTCACAACCTTCCGGCTTTCGCCGGACGCACTAACCACTTCACTGACTAAGTTCATGTCGTTGATTCCCTTTCTTTTGGATTCGCCACTTTGGGCGAAGGTGATTACCTGCCGGCCATCCCTGAAAGTAGCGTGGGCATCAAGGTTGTCACGCAGGAAGTTGAGCGCGGAGGGTGAGAGCGTGTCTGCTCTGCGGCCTTCCACCATTCTCGCAATGACAGGATACCGTTCTTTGGGGGCCAGGCATGTGTAGTCGAGGCCAAGCTCCCGAAATATGTTGACTTGCTGAAGGTCTTCCTTGCTGAGGCCAGCACGCTTCTGGTGCTTCAGGGAGCGACCCTCTCTGTAAGCACGCTGGGCCTGGACGCAGCGACGGCGTGACTCCTTAGTGCTGAGCGGCGGGAGCGTGGCGGTCGTGACTTGGAGATATGCCATCTATCCCCCTCCCTTCAGAAAGTCCCAGACGACCTTGGCGTGCTTGCAGATGGTATCCAACCCACACGGTCCAAAGAGTACCACCTGCAACGGGGCCATGAACAGACCATGGGGACAATTGCAGAACACGGCGGGGGTATCCCACTCTTCGTTCTTGCCCTTGGGAACTCCGCGTCTTCTCAGGACTTGCACCCAATAGACGTTGCCGCTGTCTGGGCTGGTCACTTTGAAGACGCGGAGTTCCCAGCTATCAGATATGATGTCTGCCACATCCTCGCGGACGTTGCACTCGTCGAGGACCCAGGTCTTCCTAGCCGAGTCCCTGAAACTGACGCGCTTCATGACTTGGCTCCTTTCTCCCCGTCCCACAACCTCGCTCGGTCGGGGCAAGGACCGGCACTGGTGACGTAGGCTTTGCAGGCTTGGCAGAAATGGGACTCACCTTTCACCCACTTCTCTTCGGGATCTTTATCCCGACGGTCGATCGCGTGCAGGTTGTTCTTACTCACTGGCTCTCTCCTTTCTACAGGTCGTTGTCATCGGCCCAGGCCGGACGATATATGATCTCGCTCTTCCGACCGTGGAACGTCGGTTGTTGATGGTCTTCGTCCGCCTCGTTGTCCAGCCGGTCAGCCTCTTCTTGCGATGCCGGCTTCTGTGGTGGTGGTTCAAAGTCAGATGGCAGAAATGGATTCGTCATCCGATGGCCTTTCTCAGGAAGCGCGACATCCGTGACATGACGCGCTGGACGACGCCCTGCTGCTTCGCAGTGATACGGCCGATGTTGCCAGCGTGACGGCGCATGTCGCGGACCTGGGCCTCGTGCTTCTCTTGCTCCTCCTCCTTGGCCTGCCTGTGCTTCATGAAACGGCGCTGGCGCGCATTCGGGTACCCCTTGTGCCGCTCGATGACCCGGCGGATGGAGCGCAGACTGGTGCCAAAACCTCTGATGTTTCCCATCTCACTTTCTCCTCTCTGGAAGAATTTAGGAGCCCACCTTTGTCAGCTTCATGAAATCGCCCCGCACTTTGCTGACCGTACATTGCAAAGGCGAAAGATCATCACGGAACCGAATGAACCTGGGATGCCGGAGCCGCTGCCCCGTCCAGGCACTCGGCTTGTCCGGCGGCTCGCAGCAGACATCGATGACCTTGCCGAGACATGCCCGGCGGTTCTTGGAAATATATCCCCGCGTAACGTCGGCCATGCCACTGCATTGCCCGATTTCGAGTTCAGCCACCATGGGATCGATTCCACCCACACTGAACCGGATGGCCCCGATCTGACCTTCGTACTTGCCCTTGCCTTCCGTGTAGCCAGTGATGTACGCGGAGACATCCGTGGCCTTCTTGACTTTGAACACACCCTTGCCATATGGCGCGTCGGGATCCTTGAGCATCAGGCCCTCGCCGCCCCGCGCTACGACCTTGCGAAACAACTCCCCGTAGTTGCCACGCAAGACTGGAGAGATATGGATGCAATCGCTGGGGCACCCAACATGGCCATGCACTCTATCACGGCGGGATGCCTGGAATGCACCCCAGACGCGGATAACACGCTCTGCTAGTTCACGACGCACCGTCAGAGGTTCGCTGCGAGCGTCAACACCCACGTACCACAGGCAATCAAAGACGTAGTATTGGAGCCAGCCCCGCTCCTCCTGGGAAGCGATCGCCTTCGCTGGCAGTGAGTTCATCGTGCCCGACACATGATGAAATTCCCTCGTTGGGGAAAGTATCTCACCCAGCAGCACCGTGCCGTTCAGTGACACAGGACAGCGGTTCAGATGCGGCAGGTTGGCCGTCTTGTCGCAGGGTAATCCTGTCTTCTTGCTCTCACGACGCGACGTGAATTGGACGTTGCTACCGAAGAACTTGGCAACGTAGAGGCTGCCATCGTACTTTTCTTCCACCAGGAGATCATTGCGTTCGATGAGGGCTAGTGCCTCTGGATCGTACGCTCCGTTGGACGTATGTTGGACCTGGAAGGCACGGATCTCAGTACTGACCTTGCCCGTCATACAGGTACTCCTTTCAGCCTTGCTGCTACTATGGCAGCATCCCACTTCTTCACGGCCCACTGATTTGGCTCGATCAATATGGCTGAAGCGTCTTCGCCCCCTTGGTAATGAAGGTGCCTCAGCCACTCCCATTCCCTCCGCAGCTTCATACGACGACGGCGGTGCATTTCCTTGTACAACGGCATCACATCACCTTCCTTTCCTTTCTCTCGACGAGTTCGAGTTTCGGAGCACCAGACTCTTGCGGTACAGCCGGGGGACCGTCTGCTGGGCAACGGAGGAAGTGGCCGCACTCCAAGGACAGCAGAAGCTGTTCGTTGATGTCGGAGTTCTCAACCAACGGACTGTGAAGGCGCAGATACCCAGGGAGGTTTGGCGAGCAGTACAGCATATCGCCCCGCGCCATCAACTGCTCAGCGTGGGCGCCGACGCCCAGCACTGTCTTACTGTCAGCATGACCAGGGACACGGAAGCAGACGCGAGCGGGGAAGTTGACTTTGATCTTGCCCGACAGCACGTCTACTGACGGGCGCTGGGTAGCCGCTATCACGTGGACTCCCGAGGCGCGGGCCAGGCTGGAAAGCTGGGCCATCACTTGCGTGAAGGCTTTCTTCTCTTGCAAGACGATGTCGGCCATCTCGTCAATGACCACAACGATATACGGCAGCTTACGCTCCTCATCAGGCATGACCGCGTTGTACTCGGCCAGGTTCTTGGCCTTGAAGGTCTCCAGCATGACCATGCGCTTGCGGACGTGCTGAAGGACGTCATCCATTGCTCCCAGGGCGTCGAAGACGCTGCATACCGGCGGGCGCATCAGGTGCGGAACGTCCTTGTACATGAATAACTCGACGCTCTTCGGGTCGATCACCACCATCCTCATCTGCTTAGCGTTACGAACATGGAGTAGGCTGAGGATGATGTTGTTGAGCAGGACAGACTTGCCACTGCCGGTACTGCCCGCGACGAGCAGGTGCGGCATACGAGTAAGGTCTTCGACCACAGGATTGCCGACAGAGTCCATACCGAAGTTGATCGGCAGGATCTGCTCGTTGCGGACCGTCACCACGTTGGGCAAGCACTCTTTGAACGACACGATCTTGCGCTCCACATTAGGCACCGTGATGGCCATTGCGATGCGACCAGGGATACGCATCACCGTGACGGCCTCAGCGGGGATAGCGATGGCAAGGTCTTCGTGCATGGTCTTCAGTTGCCGGACGCGGGTGAAGCGATCCGGGCTGAAGTCGTATTGCGTGACCATCGGGCCAGCCTGGACGCTTACGATACGGCCAGGACAGGCGAACTGACGGCACTTGGTTTCGATGATCTTCACCGTCCGTTCCTGTTCAGGCGTGGTAGCCAGCAAGCGCGGATAGCGCATGATCGGCTTTGGCTCCACCACTTCCAGCAAGGGTCCTTTCGGAAGGTCCTTATGGCAGAACGGGCACTGCTTCCAGATATACGGGGCTGACTTTGCAGCCATGATTTCCTCCTCTATCTTCCTACCTCATCCCGCTCCAAGCGGATGTTAGGCAGGCACCTGCTGAAGTACCAGTCCCTGAGAAAACGTACCAATGCCGGGTCGCATGTCTTCTTGAATAAGAAGGCACGCGGGAACTGGTCACAGAACCACTCTGAAGGATGGCGTACAGCGTCGGGGTAATTGAAATATCGTGGGTTTGCAACAGCGTGCAGGGCATACACAGACTGCCTCATACCACCATCAAACGCAAAACTCCAGACGCCGTGCATCAGTTCGTGGATGGCGACCTGGTCAGCACGGAAGAACCCACGCTTGCCATCCTTATCGCGGTAGTTGCGCCAGCCCAATTCATGGCTGCGGTAGACCTTGATGCCCTCACGTGAGAAGAGCCCCTTGCAGGACCCGCTTGTTGCGAGCAAGGAAAACCCCTTGCGCTCAAGAAAGCCCAACAGTTTGCGCTTACGGAATGCTGTAGGCACTAACTGTTCGCAGTAGTACCTGATGCGCGCCTGCTGCATAAGACTACCACCGACTACCTTGACTTTCATGCCCCCTCCACGATAGGACGTAAGAACTCCAAGTCTTTCTTGGCCCACCAGACAGGCTTACCAGCGTCTAGGCCGTCCATCCAGTGGATCACGATGCGCTTCTTGTCTTGCTTGGCCCCAGGCCAGATATGGACGAGACGGTTGGTGTCCGTACCATAAGCACCTGGAGGGAAGTCGTCGGCACGCGGTAGTCTGGGAAATCGCTTCACTTTAGCCCACCCGCTTCCTGCCCAACCGACGCGCTCCAACTACCTGGCCACCAGCGTCCCGCTCAAAGTCCGTAAGAAATACCACGTCCAGTCGATGCGGGACAGCCTCTGCCACTGGCCGAGAAACGATGTAGTAGGTGAATGGCCGAGGATCGGGCAAATCGACCACTTCGCCATAGAGTACCGCGTCGAGCGGTACCGTGCCGCCTAGCCAGTCCAGGTCATCTATGTGACTGGCGTGCTCAGTCACACGAGAGACCACACCACTAGCTAGGAGCGGCCTCCCGCACAGGACTATAGCATGGGGCGTGCAGTTGATTAACGTCATATCTCCTCTCAGACTTGCGATGCCGTTCCCCAGGGCCGAAGGTTCATGGCGTCCAAAGCGGCGCGAACGTCGCAGGGCAGGACGATAGCCTTCAGGTTATGACGCCCATCTTCCCTGAGACTGATGACAAGTTCCTGCTCAGCGAAACGGATCGCCAATGGGATTTTGTCGAGTGGTATGAGTGGTTCAGCCGTGACCAGGATCTCTTCTGCCAAGCTCGACCACTCCATGGACTTCAATCTCTTATGGATCACGATTGCCTCCAGTCTGATCTGATTTGCTGGTCCTTGCCAGCCACTGAGGAAGCCAGAGCGCAGCAGTGGGTGACAACCAAAGACAAATGTCCACCTGCCACGATAGTAGAGTGACCCCTGGCCTCCTCAGTCGCTGGCAAGGGGAAGGTCCGACAATTCCTGATATGATTCGCATTCTCCGCGTTCCCCGCTCATTGGCGGGCAGGGTGTTGCCACTCACGCTGGACAGAGTGTTTCCACGCATACGAACGGAATGTGGCCTCCGCCTTACAGCGACTTTTGGTTTAGTTGATTGCGCGGGTGATACGGTTCCACATGCTGCTCGCCGCTTGAGATATGGCAGTCTCAGTCCACTTGCCGAGCGCCGTCTACCCCTTCTTGGATGGATGGCAGAAGGCTCTCGCTGGCGAAGCCTGGTTCCTTTCTACCTGTCACCACAGGACGGTCCTGTCAAGACCGAAAGATTATCTTGGCTCAATGGCTCCTTCTTGGATGGATAGCCAACGTCCCTGCTCCCTTCTTGGATAGTTGAGACAGGGACGATACCTCACGTCGGCGTCAGTCCGGCCCGAGCTCTTTGGGCATGGGACGGTTAACCACGCTCGTCTAATTATTGACACGGCCGATACTGCCGACGGGACCAGACGTTACCACACGCCTAGCCTTGCAGCGGATTTACGCTGCTAACGTCTAGGAAGCGTATGTCACGGAAGGTCTTACCCTGGAAGCCTCTGTGGGAGGGCCTCTTGCCTCCCACTCTTGCCTTGCTCTGACTACCGCCACTCCCCAAGGCTGATCGACTTGCCCCGATGATCTCCAGCCCGGACCACCACGTCAGGGTACTTGCCGTCTTCCTGGCCCGCCTCGATGGCCTCTATGATATCCTTCATCAGTTCCTTGGCCTCAGCCACAGTGAGGCTGACGTCATGCAGCAGGCCATAGGAAGCCCTCGGGCGGAGGACCTCGATGACGATCGGGTAACCATGGTTCAAGAATTTCTTGGCCTTCTCAAGTTTGGTCATGTCGCACTCCCTCCATGAGGTGAAGTCACCCCACAGAAGCTTCCAAAGCGTAACGTCCGAAAGGGCTCAGTGGGGAGACCTTGCTTGGTCTCTCCCCACACGTCTTGTCTCCCATCGCCCAGGGCTAGGCCGCTTTCTTCTGCACACTGTACAGAGCCTTGAAGGCGACGGCCAGCGACTTGCCCAGAGTGGCGTAGTCACCACTGAACGCGTACTCGCGGTCGCTGTTGGTCTTGGCCCAGTTCTTCGGATTCAGGCCCAACTCCTTGGGTTTAATGCTGGTGATGAGCCTGACGTTCGGCTCGTCGGTGCCCGCCTTGTTGATGAAGGCTGCGTTGCGGTTGCCGATGGTGACGTACATGGCAGCCGATGTGACGGGACGCAGCTCGCCCTTGACGGCCTTGTAGTTGGAAGCAGCGAGAGCCGCTTTCAGCACGTCGCCAATGACGGCCTTCGCAACCTGCTTCTTCACCTGCTTCTTCAGTTGCTTCTTCACGCTTTTTTTCATGGTTCTGGTCTCCTATTGCCCTCACAGTGGAGGGTGTAAGATACGAGCCAGTTGGCCTCTGTGGGAGGGAGGACCCTCCCAGAGCCTACCTTGCGTACAGGACCTTGGCCGGTCCATGACCGAAGCTCGTAGCAAACGGCCTGGCGCTCGCAATGTGAGGCCGGACGCTGCGCTTCATGTCACGGAGTTCATCACGCACGAACTGCGTTATCTCATCGCTCCGTTCCTGCTGTATAAAGTCCCGGAGCGGCTGTCCATTCACGGTCACTTGTACCACCATCGTCTTCTTGCCTCCTCGGGGTCGTCCACCCCATAGAGGCCACTGGCATCGCGGGGCGAAGTCGCCCCACAGAACCCTCTCGGATTCCTACGCTTCCCTTCGAGACGCCTTAAACCGCACGAGTCCGGTGGTACTTGCCAGCAGAGCCAGCCCGTTCGCGGTCGCAGTCACTGGCTCCCTTCCCACCGTTGCCTCCACTTCGGTTCACCCGGCTTTTGCCTGCCCGCCTGATCCGCCTTGCGGCTTTCGCCACGGCTCCCAGGCCCTGCTACGGTCGGTTTAGTTTTGCCCGGCGACTAACGTCCTGGGCCTTGCGGTGACCGCCGTCCTCTGGGGCATCCCCCCGGCTCCCCTTGCTGTTAGCGTCTATTTGTCAATTGGACCCGTCAGGCGGCTTGCCCCGGTTGCCCTCTTAAGCTCTCGCAGCGGGCTTCCGTTTGGCTACCTGGCATACTGCTATTATCGCCCAGCCCAAAACGAAAAGCAAGCATTATTTTGAGGTATTTTCATGGGGTTACTGAGTAGTAACGGACCTCCAAACCCTATGCCTATTGGACAAAACGGCATCACGAAGAAGACCCGTCGTGAAGCAGCGCGAGGTGACGCTCCGGCTGGTACACGTCCGCAGCAAAAATCGCCTGCCACGCCCGCTCACGGCCGAGAGCGCTAACGTCACAGCCGTTCGGAACGCGGGCCAGGCGGACCACGTGAAAATACCCGGCCATCCGGCGCGCGATGCCCACCTGCTCCCGCCAGGCATCATCGTCCAGAGCGAGCGTCACTTCCTGGATGCTGTGGTGCTCCATCAGCTTCACGAGCTGAACGTCACTCACAGCTTTACCCAGCGCGGCGCAGACCAGCCAGCGACACCTTGGGATGCCGAGGGCCAAGGCGTTGAATATGGATTCCACGACGACAGCGTGCGTCGGGTGCTTCGATGCGCCCAGCACGTATAGCCAATCCGCTTTCTTTGTGAGCGGGGGATTGCGGAACTTCGGCTCGCGGTTCTTGAAGCGCCGGGCCTGCCAGTACACGAGCTCCCCACCTTCCAAGACCGGGAATATCAAGTAGCCCCACAGCGGACCCTCGGTGCAATACCCGATGCCGACCTTCGACGCAAGCTTGCTACTGACGCCCCGGCTTTCCAGGTATGCGAACAGTGCCTCTCGCAAGCCCGATGGTTCTATACCCACAATGGGAACGTACCCCTCAGGAAGAGTGACAGCACCATCAGCAGTAGGAAGGGTAACCACTGGCGGCAGGTCGAGATCAACATAGCGGCCCAGAAAGCGCATCAACTGCTGAGCTGTGACACCACCGCACTTTGGGTTCCAAGAGCAATTGGCCTCGAAACAGCAGCCGCAATTTTTGGACAAATTGAAAAAGAGCTTGCCCTTCTTGCCACACCGGGGACACGTGGCCTTGAAGCCTTCGCGGGTATCCCAAGTCTGATCGAACAGGCTGCGTATGTCAGGCACGTCCGTCACTCCCTAGGAAATAAGCGGAATCTTGGAGACAGCGGCACTCTAGGAAATCGGAACTTGTAATTTGTCCACAAGCACTCAGTCCGAAAAGGCCGCGATGGGGTAGCGGTGATCCTGCGAGGGGCGTGCTCGTATCTATTCCACCCTTTGAATATCTCGTCTACCGTTTCGTCCCTGTACCCACTGACAGCAGCCAAGCCTTGGATCTGATTCAGCATTTCTACTAGCTCAAACGTGTCACTATGTGTGAACTTATGTAGATAATTACGATTATCGGTCCGGCCTGGGTACGGCGGGTCACAATAGAAAAGTGTGTATGGCTGGTCGTACGTCTGGATGACTTGCTTATAGCCACGATTTTCTATACTGACTGTTATCAGCCGCTCAGCGATATCCTGCAATCTTGCAATGGCATTCTGGAACGTAACAGCACGCGCAAGGTGCGAGTGCCCAGACAGAAACGAAACTCGATGCCTTGGATTTGCACGCCAGGAGCTCTCACACCTACGGCCCGGAATCCCGGAGAACCCTTGCTGCACCCGGATATAGAATCTACGCGCCTTCTCCAAGTCGGAAACAACACTACCGTCGTCGTCACAAGCAATAGCCTCCCGGTACTCCTGACGCGAAAACGGCGTCAAGGCGAGGCTACGTACCAGTGAGTGAGGCATATCTCGAAGCACGCGAAAGAACGTGGTGACATTGCTGTCTAGGTCATTGTATGTTTCCAGTTCCGAAGGTTTGCGGTTTATTAGAACAGATGCTGAGCCACCGAATGGCTCACAGTAGCTCAAAGTCTCAGGCAGAAGCGGCAGAAGCCACCTGAGGTGGGAGTACTTACCACCGAAATACGAAAACGCCAATATATGCCTCGACATCAACTCAGTCCTCAGGGACGTTCCACTTTTCAGGGCGTCTTCCGTACCGCTCCTTCTTCGGCTCTTCCCGCCTTTCCTCCACGACGCCCTCTTCTGTGATACGATAGCGAGTCTGATCCATGGTCACCTGGACAACGCCGCCGTGGCCGACGTCGCGGGCCGAGGTAAGATATAACCTTCCACGTGGGGGATCCATCTCGGCCTCGTCCTTGCTTTGACAGAGAGCCAACAGAAAGTCCAGTGTCCAGAATATAGAGATGTCTTCAGCCAGATCCTGTGGGTAGAGACGCTTCTTGGTCAACGCGGCACGGTTGCCCTGGCTTGCTGTCCACACCGGGATCCCACGCTCCACCGCGATGCCACGAAGCTCTACAGCAAGCTGACCGATGTTTATGCGCCGCTCCTTCGTTCGTATGTTCGGAGAGAAAGTGAACAGGTAGTCTACGACCAGGATATCAATCTTGGTACCAGCCTCGGCAAGCTGGTCCAGCCAAACCTCAATCGCCGCAGGCGTGCCTTTCCCGGTTGGGAACTGCTTTATGTATAGCTCACCTTTCATCTGGCGATGGAGTCCACGAAGGTCTTTCTGGACACGGTCCAACCAACGCAACCTTGTTCCGTGTCTCATCTTCCAAGGACGCATCCACGTCTCTGGCTGGATGCCAGTGATAGCGACATCTATCCTCTTGCGGTATTTCCTGGCCGACAGTTCACCACTGGCGATCGCCACGTTCTTAGCCTTCCACAATGCTCCCGTTGCGACACGGCCTAGGAGGGTTGTCTTGCCCACTTTGCCGACACCAAGGACTACAACAAGCTCTCCGGCTCCAGGGCCACCACCCATCATCTTGTCCAGACGAGGGAAATATAGCGTCGGAACTATCCCGCTCCTGTCGTCTCTATACCTGTCCCGGCTTCCTATGTCACCCCAGTATTGGATACCAAGGTCGTTGTCCTTACCGAAGCCTTTCAAGCCGTCAATACGCTGGTGGACAGCGTCGTACCTGCCAACAGATACGTCCTGCTCAGCAGCTATTAGAGCATCATGGTAGCGCCGGGATCTTGCAAACTGTAGCACCTGGTCAACGACGATATCTTTGTCCCTGATGCTATCCTGGTACAGCTTCCGTAGGGTGATGCGGTATGCAGAATATAAGCCTTGCTTGCTTTTCCCAAGCGACGATTTGAGCAACATCCAAAGCGTGGCACGGCTTATCCGTACCTCATGGACATCATGCTTCTCGTAGACGGTCTTGACCGTCCGGGCTATATCCAACAGTATTGGGTCTGTGAAATACTCTGGCTCTACGATGTGGTAGACACTGGCAGGTTCTCTAATCAACAATGCCAAGGCTCTCCGCTGAAAGGCTTGGCTCCACTGACGGTAAGTCTCATCCACGAGGGGAGCCCCTCTCTACCAAGACGATGAACAGGAACAGAGGCCAAACAGCAACTAGACAGCAACGCTCTACGAAGTTGAAGGGCTTCTCGCTGTTAGCCTTTGCTGCCCGCTGAAACTTCGGCAGCGTTGAATAGCCAAACATCAGATACAAGACTACAGCCACGAACACCAGATACGGGAGCATGACTACCTCCTACTCTTACAATACGTCTCGACAGCGAGCTTCAAAAGCCGTGGCCGTTTTAGAAGAGCATCGATGCAGCGCATGATCACCATGGCTGTCTTCCTACGGAGCAGCGACACAGTGCCCATCCTGTGAAGGAACATGGGGCAGACTGCCAGATACCAAGGACTGAGGTGGTCTAGGTGGGCGAATACCGCTGACAGGAGTTTCACCTGGAACGTCTTGATAGTACCCTCGACGATAGAAGCTGATTGCCGTATGGATGACAGCACAGCTTCATTGAGAGCAGTCCCCTCTGATGGCTTGCCATTGAGATATGACTTCCAGTCCTTCTTCACTGGATACGTCTCTCTATCTCGGTACAGCAGCCAACGGTATTTCTCAAGGGCATCTTCGGTTAGAAGCCACTTGGGGGGAGGCAGATACTTGGAATGCCGGAACTTGCCATACTGGGATAGCACTTTCAAGAAGAGGGCGGGGTCTATACCCTCTCTGGATAACAGGGATGCAAGAACCAGGAAATGGGTAGGAGCGGTTTTCTTCCATTGTCCCATCTTGCAGACGTCATACTTGGTTCTAGCCCAACGGTTGCTTACTGAAGCTCTTCGGCGGACCAAGGAGTTATACGTTGCTAGGAGGATGCGCTCGTTGAGACGTATCTCCTGATTGATCCTCAGCCGGGGGAAGCGGTTCATCAAAATCTCCGACGCCGAGCTTTCGACTACTTGCAATATGTTACAACGGCTCGCTACGCTCGCCGCCTTTTATAGACTAGAATGGCTTACATCGAATTACTGGTAATAGCTACGGCTTGTAACAGTCCGGCCGAATTACTGCATATTGCATCGAACTGTAGCAATTCGCCGAATAGCGCCGCACTGTTACAAATTGCTACCTCCGGCGAG